TCAGACGGCGGGAATGTCCTGCCACACATTTTGAAAAACTCCCGCTAGAGTTCGGTTGTCATCGACTCGACGGGCTGACGTTTGGAAACCAACGTCGGCTGTCGCAGTCGATTTCTTTTTTTGCTGCTGACGGTCGGCACAAAAAAGGAATGGACACATGAAGACTGTAAAGGAATTGCGGGAAGCGATTCAGGAGCAGCACGACCGCGTCGCTGCGATTTTGGCCGTCGCCAAGGCCGAACAGCGTGATCTGAACGCTGACGAGGAAAAGGAAATCGACGAGGTTCAAGGCAAGGGCGACCAAGCCGGAAAGCTCGGCGAACTGGAAGCGAAGCTCGACCGGCTGCTGAAGGTCGAAGCCGCACAGAAGCAGATTGCCCGCGAGCGGTTTGCCGCTGACAAGCAATCGGACGAAGTTGTCGCCAATGGCGAGCTGAACGTCGCTGCGGTCAAAGTTCCGGCCAAGGCGAAGGGCGGCGTGGTCAAGGCTTTCCAAGGCCCGAACGCTGACAAGGAAGCTTACATCGCCGGTCAGTTCTTCCTCAGTATCAACGGCCATCAGGGTGCAAACGAGTGGCTGAAGAACCACGGCATCCAAAACGCCATGTCGACCAGCGACAACACCAAGGGCGGCTATCTGGTGCCCGAAGTGCTGGAATCGGCCATCATCCGCAACGTCGAAGAGTACGGCATTGCTCGCCGGGAATGCCGTGTCTACCCGATGGGACCGGGCGTCACCCTGATTCCTCGCCGGGCTGGCGGATTCACTGGCTATTTCGCTGGCGAAAACAGCAGCGTCACCGCATCGGATTTGGCATTCGACCAAGTTCGGCTGGAAGCTCGCAAGCTGATGGTATTCTCCAGCTGGTCCAGCGAACTGCCGGAAGACAGCGTCGTGGCCTTGGGTGACTTGCTGACCCAAGAAGTCGCCCAGTGTTTTGCCGTCAAGGAAGACCAATGCTTGTTCCTTGGCGACGGCACCAGCACTTACGGCGGCATCCTTGGCTTGGCTAATGCCTTGGCAGCGGGTGCTTACGCACAAACCGCAACCAACATCGACACGCCAGCCGAGATCACCATTGCATCCTTTGAGGAAGCGATGGGCAAATTGCTGATGCTGCCTGGCATTCAGCCGAAGTGGTACTGCCACAGCTCGATTTACTACAACGTTCTGCAACGGTTGGCCAGCGCTCAAGCTGTCAACGTGGCCAACTACGCAACCGGCATGGGTCCAATCTTCATGGGCTATCCAGTCGTGTTCTGCCAAGCGATGGACAGCGGAGCGCCAACGACTGACCTGTCCGGCAAGTTCATCGCCTATTTTGGCGACCTGAGCCGAGCGGTATCGATGGGCCAGAAGCGTGGCATCAGCATCGCAGTCGATAACAGCTACGGCTTCAACACCGACAGCATCTACTTCCGGGCAACCGAACGTTTCGACATCAACTGCCACGAACGCGGCACTGCATCGCTTGGCGGACCGATCATCGGCGTCAAGTGCAACGCATCCTAGTAAGCCAAGTGTTCTGCTCCACTTGGGACCGTCGGGGGGAGGCGGTTCGCTGCCTCCCCCTTTTTTCCTGAACGAACCAAAACCTGACAAGGAACCGATAAATGAAGACTCTCCAAAGCTGCGTGTATTCCACGCTGCTCGCCCCGATTACCGCCGTGACTACTGCACGGACTGCCAACCTCGATTGCCAAGGTGCCGATTACGCAACCATCAGTATTACCTGTGGTGCGGAACTGAACACCAACAGCACCAATGTCGTCGTTTCATTGAAGGAATCGGACGACACCACGGCATCCAACTTCGCCACGTTCAACAGCACCTACGCTTTTACCATCGACAACACCGCAGCGGCTGAAGCCGTCCTGCACGTTGACCTGAATGGCCGCAAGCGTTACCTGCAAGTCGGACTCACACCGGACACCACGACCAATGGGCCGGTATTAACCTCGGTGGTCGGCATCCTGCAAAAGGAAATTGCCGCCTCCGCAAACACCAACAATGCCGATTACGTCAAGGTTGGTTAATCATAAGACGGTTACCAGCAGCGGAGCAGAACGCTATGGATACACACAAGGAAGCGAAGGTCGCCGCGTTGATGACGGCTCCCAGATACGAATGCGTCTGGAGCCGGAACGTTATCGACCACGCTTTTAAGAAGGCAGGGATTCCGATTGTCGTTTCGGGCGGCGTGTTCTACGGGCAATGCATGCAGCGGATGCTGGAAGACGCTATCGACCACGGAATTGACGTGGCGATTACGGTGGACTTCGACAGCTGCTTTACCGTCGAACACGTTCACCGTTTGCTTGGCGTGCTGTACAGCGACGACAAATACGACGCTGTGGCGGCAATGCAGTGCAAGCGGGGAAAGCAGATTCCGCTGTTCACGATGGGCGGCGAGACGCGGGTGGAATACTGCGGCCAACCGCTGGAAGTGACAACGGCACATTTCGGGCTAACGGCCATCAAGCTAGACCGGCTCAAGGACGTGCCGAAGCCTTGGTTCTGGTGCAGGCCGGATGCGGATGGCAAGTGGACCGACGCCAAGATCGATGATGACATCTGGTTTTGGAACAAGTTCCGTGAGGCTGGGCGGCGGGTCTGGGTAGACATCGACTGCCGCATCGGCCACATGGAAGAGATGATCGCTATCTACGACGAGAACCTGCAACCGCAGCACATCTACCCAGAGCAGTGGCGGCAGCAGTACCTCGAACGCAAGGAGCAGCAGGCATGAAAATGAAACAGGTCCAGCAGGTGCAGGTTCAGCTGCTCCGCAACTGGAACGGTCGCAAGGCCGATGACGTGATCGAAGTGTATCCCGGTGTGGCAGATTGTCTGGTGAGGTTTGGAAATGGGCGGATTCTCAATCAGCGGACCATTGCGGACAGCGGACAAGTCGATCACGCAGACGACACCGGCAGTGGAACCGCTGCAACTGAGCGAGGTGAAAAAGCATCTCGAAATCGCCGACGCTGACACGGCCCACGACGAGCATCTGCAAAACCTCATTCAGCAGGCACGGGAGCAGGTCGAGCATGACTGTCAGGTTTGCCTCATATCTCGCACGGTTACGGAAAAGTTCAACTGGTCCGGCGACGAAGAATACTGGCAACTCTATTACCGGCCAGTCTCGGCGGTCACTTCGATCACCTACTACGACTCATCCAACACGCAGCAGACATTTTCGGCCTCCAGCTACAGCCTGGACACGGACCGTCGCCGCGTGTGGCTTAATAGCAACGCGGCATGGCCGACAGCCTACGACCGCTGGGACGCCATCAGTTTAGCCTACACGGCGGGCTATGGTGCCAATGGCGGGGCAGTCCCCCAGATTTACAAACAGGCGATGCTGCTGCTGATTGGCTATTACTTTGAAGAGCGGACGATGATGGGCAACGAAGTCATCACTGGCGGATTCAAAGCCTACGAAAACCTGCTGGCCCGGCTCAAACGGAGTAACTACCCGTGAGACTAAAGGCTGGCCAGTACCGTGATCGCGTTCACGTCTACCGCGAAACGTCCGCAGAAGGCAGCGACGACCCTGCTTTTGCGACGACGCTGTGGCGTGACCTGCCGTGTAGCATCACCGCAGTCAGTGGCGGCGAAACGTATCGTGGCAGGCAGATTGAAGCGACCGTCTCGCACGTTATCGAAATGCGGTACTACGCCGGAATCCTGCCGAACATGCGAATCTACCAGCCGCTTACCCAAACTTACTACGAAGTTAGCCGGGTGCTGGCGATGGACAGCAACACGCAGCTGATGATTCAGGCGACGGAGGTGGTTGTCTGATGGCAAAAGCGAAGATGGCTATTGAGTCCAGCATCAGCGAAGACGTTAAGATTGAAGACTACCTCCAGCGGGTCGACTTGCTTGTTCGTGGCAAGGCACTTGCCGACGCACTGAAGGCAGCGTCCAAGATTGTGCAGAAGGATGCACAGGCACGGATTCCACGCAGCGACCGGACCGGAACCAACAAGAAGAAAAGCAAGAAGCAGCGGGACCGTGACATGCTGCGGAAACCGTTGGCCGACAGTATCGCCATCAAGATGGTTTCCAAGAATGACGGCATGCTGCACATGGCGATTACAGGCCAAAAGCTGGAGCCGCACATGAAAGGCAAGGACCGCAAGAACACGACCGCACACGGGCATTTGCTGGAGTTTGGGCACAAGGCGTATTTCTGGAGCGACAAACCAGCGACACGCAAAACGTTCGTCGAGGCCAAGCGGTGGCTGGCACCTGCCGTTGATTCAACACAGATTCAGCAGAACCAAGCGGTTATCAGCAGCCTCGAAAAGTCCATCAGGAGCAGCCGCTAATGCCTGACATCCTGAACAGCCTGCGGATTTACCTGAAGACTAAGTCGGCGATCACGTCGCTGGTCGGCAGTGGCGACGCAGCCCGCATCTATTTCCACGACGCCAAAGAAGGGGCCACGATGCCCTACATCGTCATGGAGATATTTGAGGGCCAGTCGCTGGAACACCTCACCGGAATCAGCGGCGTGTGCAGCAACCGCATCCAGATCGATTGCTACGGCGTCACGGCTGCGGCTGCTTACGGACTTGCGGAAGCGGTACGTCTCGCACCTCTACAAATGTTTCGAGGTTCGATGGCCACTGGCGGCGACTTGGTGCGGGTGTTGAACGTCACCGGCAATGTTAGCTATCGTCGGGGGTTCGATCCGCCGGTGTCTGGTTCAAGTCAAAAACGGTATTGGGTGAGCAGGGATTACATCGTCATGTATCAGGAGGCGACAAGCTAATGGCAAACACACGAATCGACACAGGGCACGGCGGCAGCATCACGTTCGG